CGCCGCTCGGTTCTCAGCAAGTGCACCTTCAACTGTAGTCGCAGTGATGATCTCGCCAGAGTCTGCTACAGATATAGCACTTGCATCATGTGCGTCAGTAGTTTCGGCTATATGGTCGTCTAAAGCATCTTTCAGCACCTTACCTTGATTAGCGCTGAGAGGCTTATCTGTGTCAGTACTAACGAGATCGTTTATTGTAGTGTAACTTGCGTATGCATCTGCTCTGTCACTTTCTAGTATAACAGCCATAGAACCATCTTGTTCCACCCCTGTAGCCTCATCAGGAGTAAAATCAAGATCAGTTATTATATTTGGATTTTCCAGATAACGCTTAATTGCCATATAATCATCTCCTATTCACTCTATAATAAAGTATATTTATCTTAATCCCAAACTCTCTTACCAACCGTCACAAACCCACTTTCAGGGATAGTAACTTTACCATTAGAATCCCACTTATACTCATAGTAGTATACACGAGCCTCTATGTCTGTGTCAGTGGGCGTAAATTCAAAATGAACCGTTCCATCTACTGCTGTGTTTGTTCCCACTTGTGTAATAACTGCCTCTTCATCCGTATCATCTATATGATTCTTTAACACGATTGTAATGACATCAAGAACGGTCAATGTCGGTGCAACTCCACCTACAGTTATTTCTATATCCCACTCAACAGTGGTTTTTATTTTAAAATTTTGTAAAGCCAATGTACCCCCCTAGTCCGTAGTAGTAACTACAATAGCACCATCAGCATAGGTATGATCAAAGAATCCATATGAATTAACTTCATCATAACCATATGTGTCAACACCAAACCCAATCTCGTGCCAATCCACCCATGGACTCTGCATAGTAGTGGTAACTGCTATAACGTCATATTTTGTTGTTACTACTATATCACTCATCTATCACCTCTTTGTATAGTATATAATCTTTTGATTTTATTTACAATGTAGTACACCTATATAGCATTCTTGTATGTCCATATAAACCCACCAGCAGCTAAATAACGCCCTTTTAATACATCACAAATAGAAGATACATGTACTCCTGTTTTCTCACATGCAATAACTAAACTATCATATGAAGCGATAAATTCACCAGTTTTGGTGTATTGATCTACAGCTAACCATCCTTTTTTATTCTCACGTAATGTATTTACACGCCTTGCTTTCACTTCAGAACTGTTTAATACAGCACGCATCTTTGCTAATGTCTCTTTAGAATGTGTACGCCCTCTCTTAGCTTTACTTAATCTTTCTCTTGTAGCATCACTAACAGGCGGTTTATTTTTTGCAGAAATGCTCATTCGTTTTCTAGTCTCCGCATCATGCCTGTACCCAAAACTACTAGAACCACCTGTATTTGAGTTATACCCCGAATTAAACGTATCTAATTTAGCAATGTATTTCATCTCCAATTCATTCATTTTTTCATTAGGAATATTATCCTCAAGTATTTCCCACGTAAAAGCATCTTCTCCATATTTACGAATAGCCCTATGTATAGCCATATGATAACTACGTGTCTTTTTATTATCATTCCACGTATTATATAAATGTCTTTGTTTTCTCTGTTTAAAATTCTTAGCTTGTCCAACATATTGCTTATTGTTTATTTTATTTGAGATTACATATATACACCCCATCTATACCTCCACCTCAGTTACTACCCCATTCATGTATTTCCCATCAACAAGCCCTATATAAGCGTCTGTTAATACCCCCATTACCAAGACACTGTCAGAAAATCCATAGTAGTCAGTTCCTAAAAATCCATACCCGTTAGTCCCCCAACCATATATACTACCCCCTTCTGAATAGTTATGTGGAGCACCATTAATCGTCAGAATAATTCCTGTAGTCCAATCAAAAGTAAATATATAATCTCCTGTAACAGCATCCGTAATATCCTCAAAGAAGCTGTCCCCACTAGCCATTATATTAATATAGAATCTACTATTTTCCATATAAAAATCTATAAAATCATTTGCGTCTTTATATAATGAAACAATCCCACCATACGAACTACCGGTAGGCACATTCACAATACTTGCCTTTATTGTAGCTGTTGTTCCTGTTATTGCCAAAGAGTCATATGTCGCTACAAAAGAACCATTTACATACGGTGGGATGAAGCTTGTCTTCGTAAGACTGCCGTATTTACAGTCTGCCATAGTGAGAGTCAGAGTTTCGCCGGTGCTTGTAAATTCTAATGGAACACCGTAAGACGCTTCACCATACGTACACGTTATAGTCCCCCTATAACACTGTAACACATAATCTCCGGCGTCAATAACAACATCTTGTGTAGTGGGAGTATCGGGGCTGACAATAAGATTTGTGAATGCCTCTCCCATATATCCGCTTTCTTCATATCTGCCTACGGCGTACACACTCGTAAACGTACCCTCTGTTTCTACATTTGTTATGGCATCCCCTTCTACAGTAACCGCTTCTAATGTGCCCGTAGGCTCCCAATCCGTACCGTCATTGACTAATAAATTCTCTTTGGTAGCATCACCACTCGTCACATCATAATCAGTAGCAGTAAGTAAGTTGTACGGTAGGGCATCTCCGGGAATCTGTTGCCACCGATATTCAGGGTTTGCTATATTAAATGTGTCCTTGTTTAATACATCAAAAGCCGAAGATGATCGTAACCGCCAATCAGACATGGTAAATGATTCAGTATCATCACGAGCAACTGTAGCGTCATATAAATAAACCCCGTTAAGCCAAAGATCACCCACATTATAAGGTACCGTTGGCTGGTTTTGAAAAATCTTAGTCGTGGGAGTATTGTTTTGTCTCCCTATTATTGACTCTAGTGTTTGGTCTACATTAGGAAACCGCATAGTAGTAACTACATTCTGCGCGCTCCCCAGTGGCGTTATACTGCTTGTCCATGCCCCCACAGCGCTAGTGCTGTATACATCCTCATTATACTCCACTGCGTTGATTGTAGCGTATCCTTGTGCGTTATACTGTATGTTAGTGATCAAACAGGGCACTGTCTCAGATGTCAGCTCACCAAAACTAAATAAGTCCCCCACGGCAATATTATGTGGTTCTGAATGATCTAACTCAAGTGTGGTTGTATACGTATCTACTGCCACAGTAGCTAATGTAAACGTTTCAAAAACATCATCTCCACCGGAAGTTATACCACGTACAGTAACTCCGTAAGATACACCGGCTTCTAATAAACAAGTTTCATCCGTAGTAATGGAAACAAGATTAGCACCATCCTCTTCTATGCTTTTTATACGCCCGGAAGTAATACCTACAAGAGCACCATCATGCTGAAGCAGTACTTTATCCCCACGAGTGGCCACAAGAGCATCAAGAGATGCCCCAAACTGATACTGTAATATTTGTAATTGAGAAACATTTAATACTACCTGTCCTAGGTTTCCCGCCTGTTCTGCATTGTCTACATAATCATACTCAATAGAAAGATTTGTAGTATACGAATCATTTATTTGGCGCTCATCTACAATATACCCCACAGAGGCATTAATAAATTGAACGGAAACACCATCAGGATTTGTGTCAAAAGACCGAGTAACGCTAAAAGAATCTTTTAGAATATTACGAGCAGTAAACATCTGCACCGCAGTATCCTGCTCAATAAATTGCTTTATTGTGTATTTTCCATCTATAATAGCATATTCAGCCCTGCCCACAGCACATATCTTTTTTAATTCTTCCTGTACCGTAGTCTCTTGTAACAATATACCGTTACACGTGTAGTTATTTGTATCACACCACACATGCCAATTCTGTAAACTAGCCCAATCAATAAAAGAATCTACTACCGGATGCTGTGCTAATAATTCATTTTGTAATACATCAAGAAACATAGAAGCAGGGTTGTGCGTCTCCTGTACTGTCCAATTACTAGAATCATCAGTATCAGGAGAAGACCCTGTGTAATCATTAACATTTCTTGTGACAACCACAGAAAGGTTATCGATACTGCCTGAAATAGCCTCAGAAGCTTTAACCTTAAGCGTCATACAGACAAGATCACTAGCGATAGAAGAATCCACAGGCGCCACATTATCACCCGCAGAATCAATTTGGTATGTTCTAGCAGACACAAATGTCAATTGGTCTATCACAGAGCTGTCAGAACTGTCTGCTGTCTTTCTTGTTATCTTTATATCATACTGACCTCGTGTCTCAGAGAAAGCAGAGGCTAAATCAAATGTCTTTGTCCTGTAAAAAGCTTCTCTCTGATTCGCTTCATATGAAGCCCCCAATGCTAACGCTTTCCACGTAGTCTCCCCATGTCGTTTAGCATGTATATCAAAAGACACTGACCGTGTAGCAAGACTATTGTTGTTTTTTATTGTTGCTAGTCCTGATAAGAAGCCCAATTCTATATCTATTGTGGCAATATTATCAGGAGTAGTAAAATATTGCGGAGTCTCATAGGTGCATACAACACTTACATGGCTCTCTGATGTTTGGTAAGGATAATTTGTGCCTGTAAAAACACCATCATCAATAATCTCTAACACAGGGTCTAAATTATTCGCAGTGTCGTATACAAGAGTATCTGTACCATCTCTATACGCAATACGGATATCCCCTATAGATACACTTTCTACTTTAGTAGGAGCATAGCCAAGAATGTATAATTGATGAAGATAACAATCTTTTGTATTCCCGGATTCTACATATTCTGTATAGTCACTGCCACCAAAACTAGGAGCTATTTTTGTGGTGCCATACACAACAGGAACCACTTCATATTGTGCTGATCTGTTCTGAGAACCGGCAAAAGAATAATTACTCTTTACTGCATCCGGCGTAGCTGTATAATTTATAAAAAAACTAAGGGCACCGACAAAACCGCCAATAACAGCCCCTAAAGGACCCCCAATAGCGCCACCAACCACGGCACCGCCAACTATACTAGAGGCAAGACCAAAAACGGTACTGGCAACCTCACCAGCAGGAATAGCCTTAATTGTCACAATACTGTTATCTTTTGGGATATGCGCAAAGTCAGATATAATAGAATCGTTAACAACGAATACACATTGCTCTATCGGTACCTTTATCTTTGATTCATTATATATCTGTTGGAGGGATACGCCATGAGGTGATTCAAAACTGTATTTCTCTACCTTTACAGGATTAGGTTGTATAGTTATCTGCAACACGCCAAAACTCCACTTTTGTATATCGTTTTAATGAACCAGTGCCTAGTTTCTCATACACACTATTCGTAGCTTCAACTGTGTGAAACACACCACCAGACAAATATACCCCCATATGTGTAGGATACTCTCCTTTATAAAAAAGCACCACACAAAAATCTTCAGGAACACTCACCTGCTTGCCCAAAACCACGGGGCTGTTCTCTGAAATGAGTGTCGTCCTTTCTTGTATTGTATAAGACATTTGATACCGTGGCAAGGTATACCCATACTCCATAAGGATAAGGTAGACAAGACCATAACAGTCTGCCCCCGCATAATCTCTGCCTCCGAGTTTATACGGTATCCCAATATATTTGTCCACTAAAAAACTCCGGGAAATAATGAAGGTGTTTTGCGCAATTTTGGAAAGGCGTCTTGTAAGTGGTGCATATATAAAAGCTCACCAGTAACAACAGAGCGAGTAATCGTCACATTACGAAGATTATACTCTCTCATAATCTCTAACACGGGGGAACCAGTGTCAGAAGCATCAATAAGCCTCTCTGTTACCGTTATCTGCTCTACCGCTGCACTCAATAAAAACTCTGATACTCTCGTATCTGTGTTATCAAGTTCTATTGATGCTGAACGATTATTCTCACCATCTTGAGGCATAATAAAATTAAACACTAGTTCCTCATACGTGTTTCCATCATATGTTATGGAAGCAAAATTGTTTACAAAACGTAATGGGTCACCTGTATTACTATCGTAATCAATATCCAATAACGTAAGATATATATCACCTGTCTGCTGTGCGTTGTTTTCCTGTCTAAAAGATGTGCTTAATGTTCTCATGGAAGTATCTCCACGGAAAAACTGACAGTAAACGCATCATACGCTTTATACGCAATAGTAGGAGGCTCACCAAAAAACCGCATAGTAGCTTCACTATATGTTCTAGGATGAATCCAATCAAACTCTAATGTACCGTTCTTTGTAGTAATGTAATAAAATTCATCCAATGTTGATACCTGTGCTGAGGTTAATGTTGTCGTTACACTAAAATACACAGGAACAGCAGTGTACAAATTTCGCATCTGCTCAGGACCTGAGTCCATCTGAGTTTGTAATTTAGCATTTCCTCGTTTCTCTGAATACCCTGAGGCATCCACATACTGCGGTAGTGTTGCGGGCCAATCCATTAACGCCTCCCCCTTCTATTAACTCCATATAACGACAATGAATTATCAAATTCACCATTAGCAAAACCTTTCTTAACAAGATCGTACACCGTAAACTCAACAACACGAGCACCATCAGCATCAGTAGTCTCAGTAGCTTCAACAGTAGCTTTACTCGTATTATTTACATTTATAATAATGGGTGCTGTGCCCGCCTGAACTCCCAATTGACCCCCACTAGTCCTCATAAGCGGTAATACGGCCTCATCACCAGCTTCCCCTATCATACTAGCACCATATGAAGTACTACGCAATGTAGGAGCGGATGCAATATACCCATTCTTAAATATATCACCATTAGCAGAGTAAGACAAAGAACCTTCTGATTCAGTTATTTGCGGAGCACCACCACTTGCTATACCTGTGCTTAACGCGAGTAAACCAGAAGCCCCCAATAAAGACCACCCAAGTATATCATCTGAGGTGGGCTCATTAGTAAGTGCGCTCCACCCCAATTGAAAAAGCATTTGTGGCATTACATCAAAGATGGCTTTTCCTAAACCTAACAGGCTGTTTATCGCGGCAGAACTATCCCAAGATAATAGAGCCGCCCCTATCTCCTCAATAGCGGGTAATAAATTATTTCTCAGAGCGTCACCAAGAGAATCAATAACACCTTCCCAAACATCATCTTTAGTAATCTCTATTTTCTTTTTGAGCTTATTATATACTTCTAATAAAGCATCAAGCTCTTTGGGCGTTATTCCTAACATGTTGCTCAAATAGGTATCAGAAACATCAAAACTACGTAGCTCAGAAATAGATTCAAATTTATCAAAAACCGCATCTATCGGCATGTCCATATCATCAGCTATTTTTGCTATATCCTCATTGAATGATTTCCTAAGTTCATCTAATCTTAACTTTTCCTTATACGCTCTCCAATCTTCTTTTGTTCCTAAAAATGCTTCTAACATAGCATCAGGAACAGCGGCTTTTTCTATATCTTCAGGAAAAGCTTCAGTAAATAATGCTACTAAATCTTTATAAGCAGTGGAATTTCGCATTTTTTCAGGGTCTTCTATGAGCTTTTCTAATAACTCAATACTAGAAAAATCCTCCTCAATCTCAACAGCCTTCTGTAGTGCCTCCGCAAACTCTAATTCTTTAAGCATCTGTTCTAAATCAGCCCGTAAATTCTCAGGAGAACCCACAAGACGTTCTAAAATACTCTCATGCGCACCTATGTCAATCTCTGCTACATCTTTAAAAACATCGGCAAAAAAAGCTTCTAACTTTTCTCTTGTCTCATCTTCAAGCCCTGCTATGTCGTCCCCATAAATTAAAGCATTAATAAGTTCTCTTTGATCAATATCCCCCACTTGTGTTATAGCTTCATCTACAGTGTCTTGAAAATTTAATTGATCAAGCATAGCCTTAAGTGCTTCTATGCCCTCGTCTTTCGTACCACTGAAAAATGTAGTAAAAACAGATTCAATTTTTGACGTATCTACCGCATCATTAAGTGACCTTAATGCTTCATATAATGTAGAAATATTTTGCACAAAAGCAATAACATTCATTCCACCTTTATGAGTTAACTCTAATAAAGCGTTTTGAATTTTTTCAATTTCAACTATATCATATCCTTCCTTTATTAATTCATCCAATATTCTGTTTCTTGCAGTGGAATTATCTATATTAGAGAAATCTTCCTCTGTCATCGCAGTACTGAGAACACCCATAACTGACGGTAAATGAGGAACCTCTGCTAAAGCATCACTAATAATTCTTAATTGCGACTGTATCTGAGATTGAATAACAGCTCTCTGAAAAGCATTGGGGTCACTTTCAAAGAAAGCGCTAAATAAACTAAGCTTCTCTTCCCGCTCTAATATTTTTTCTAACTCAAGTTTAGCAATACCCACCGCATCTAGTATTGCCTGCACATAATCAGGAGCCATAAGCTCTCCTGACTCAAACATATGTATCTGTTCTGCACTATACCCAAAACTTTTTAGTAATTCAGTATAGTCGGATAACTGCGCCTGAAGTTGACTTTTTATGTTCTCTTCATTATCAAGCCCCAAGAAAGAAGCAATAGCGTTATCTAAAGCACCTGCTTCTTTTATCTCAAAAATATGATAATCAACAGCACCTTTCAAGAAAGAAGCATATTCTTCTAATGCAGTAGCACTATCGGCTTTTAATTGCTCTATTAACTGTTCCGGAGTATCAGCATCAAAAAAGTCAGCCCAATCTTTAGGAGTAATCCCACCTTCTCTTATTTGCTGTATAACATCTTGTTCCATGCGCTTGATAGTTTCTCTAACTGAAGAAGCTCTACTAATAGCAACACCGAAATCAATAATACCCTCTTCAACATCCGCTCCAATATTGCTTATGCCTTTTGTAACCTCTTCCCCCCATGCACGAAATAATGCTGAGAAACCTAACCCCTTCTCTTCTTCGAAAACGACACCCGTTTCAAATGCTTTTGCTTTTTCTTCCAAAATCTTAGCCATAGCATCAACAAAATTAGAAGATTCAATATCTACTTCATCAACTATTTCTTTAAATAAACCACCAATATCTAAACTGGCAAGTTGCGCTTTACTCAATTTGTCAAAAGAGAAAGGACGCCCAAATACCTCCATTATCTTATCATCTATCATTGTTTTAACTTCAGGAAAAGCAGAAGACATCATATCAAGAATATCTTTAATTTCTTTTTCTGTACCCGTTGTGAAAGCGTCTAAAAACCCCAACTCCATTGTTCCAAGTTGAGTACGTGGCATAAACCGTCTACTCTGAGAAAGCATAATCATTCTTTCATAAAGCTCTTTTTCTTGTTTCGTCAAAGGATCATCAGAAGCGGCTAACCGTCTTCTAATTTCCAGCGCTTCATTATTGTGCTGTATTGCAAGTGTATAGTCATCAGTGAGTTTAGCTAAATCATATAATTCTTTTGTCATACCGGGAACCATCCCCTCTTTAAAAGAAGTAGACTCCCTCAACAATTCCATGTTTTGTTGCAGTGTTGCCGCTGCCTCAGAAACATCATCTATTTTATTTTTTATGATGCGCCAAGACACAAGCCCGGCTATTGTAGTAATACCAAGGATAACCGCACCAAATACATTACCAGCAATTGCATTAGCCAACACTTTAATAAATCCAGCCATGGCAATAGAAGCAGGACCAATAGCCGCCGCGAGTGCCATCATCTTTACGGTCAACTGACGTGTTTGAGCATCTAATGTACGAAATCCCTGAGACCAATCAATAAACTGTTCTAGAATACCCTTGACCATAGGAGTAAAATCTTCTACAAGTTTTGCAAGATTCAAGTTCAAGTTATCCACAGCAGTACTAAAACGACCTTCAAGGGTCTTTGCTATAGTATCAGTCATTTTATAGAAACGACCACTAGAACTAGTCATATTTTCCATAGCTCTATTGATATTCTCAAAAGTGATCTCATTTTTCTGTATCATACGAAAGATTTCATCGCCTGTAGTACCAAACTGATTATTCAACTCCTCTATAATAGGAATACCGGACATGATAAACCTGTTCAACTCACGCATATGTGCCGTACCACGAGCACGTACCTTACCAAATGAGGTGGCTACTCTTTCAAGTTTTTCAGCATCACCCTGAGCAACGTCACCTAACATGCGTAACTCATCCATAACAGACTCTAAAGGAGAACCAAACGCTAATAATATCTGAGCTGCTTCATCTAAATCAGGTAACAAGAACGGAGTCTTTGCACTAAATGCAACGATCTGTTGGAACAGGTCTCTACCTTTTTCCATATTACGTACTAATATACCAAATCTTATAGTCTGTGCTTCTATATTAGCTTGAAACCCGAATCTCTGCAAAGATTGAGAGGCACGAGTAAGCGCACTGCTCACGGAATCCAGCATCATTCGTTTCACTTCAAGCACACTATTGTGTGCTACATCCTGCGCTTTAAGTTTTGCTGTCTCTAGCGCATTGCGCTTTTTCATCAGCGCTTCTCTTGCATACGCATCAGTAGTCTGTTTTAATTGTGCATCAACACCTTTTATTTTATCTATATAATCTTTTTCTATATATGTAGCTTGCCGTTTTACCTCTTTATAGTTTTTTGTGGCAACAGAAGCCTTTTTAACAATATTTGTCTCATTCTGTATTTCTTTCTTTAATTGAGAAACTTTATCTTTATGTAATTGAATAGCCTGTGTGGACTCTCGTTCAATTTTAGTTAACGCACGAGTAGCCTCCATCTGCATACGAGAAACAGCACTATTGCGTTCTAATATTACATTATAACGAGCACGTTCTAACGAGGTTAATTTTAACTGAAGCGCTTCTTTTGTTATTTGATCGGTAGCAAGGGCAAGCTTCTTGTTTGTTTTGCTTATTTTCGCATCATAGTGCTCAAGCACATCACCTGCTTCACGAATAGCAGTACCTTTGCCCCTATACGCACTAGCTAATTTATCCGTGTCATCAATCTGACCACGAACCGCTTTCTGCACATCAGTAAGAGTTATCTTATATATCTTTAACCGTTCATTAGCTTGCGCTCGTATTCGTTCCTTACTGCGCTCCTGCTCAACATACAGTTTATTTATAGCAATATTCTGCTCTACTACATTTTTACTCTGCGCTTCTATTAATATCTGCTTTTTCTTTTCAAGAGACGCCCTGACAACAGCATCAGTAGTAGAATCTATCTGTCTCTGTGTCTGCGCTAAATCTTTCTGTATCCGAGCCTCCATTTTCATCGAAGCTTCTTTTACCTTTAATTCAGCTTTAGTGGCACCAATGAGACGTTGAACTCCCGGAGTGTACTGCTGCATAGAATCAGAAGTACTCCTAAGAGCCTTAACATACCGTTCTAAATACTCTGTGGAATTTTTAACAGATTGAGAAAGTGCTTTTTTCTTGTCAGCCATAACTTTAGAAGCCGCCGCCTCATGCCGTAGCTTTGAGGCGGTGTATTCTAATTGGACTGCTTGTCTCTTTTCGATAAGGATAGCTTTCTCTGTGGCGTCTTTTGTGTTATTGATCTGTATAGTTAATTCTTTATACGTTTGAAATGCTTTTTTCTGTAAATTATCTTTATTCTTTATAATAGCATCATGCGCTTTATCAAGTGCTTGTAGTCTATCTGTGCTGTTTGCATAATCATTAGCACTCTTTACAATATTTTTAAGATTTTTTTCTAAATTACTAAAACTTTTAGCATATTTTGTTAAAGCATCACTCGATTCTCTTATCTTTTTAGGTTTTTTTCACCGTCTATTCTAACTTCTAGAACTAGTACACTGCGCTCTTCAGCCATAGTTATCCCCTCTACGGATGTCGATGATGCTCAAGACGAGCATTCACATAACTATCAATAGTTAATAGCATATCTACATCATGCTTATCTAAGCTAATACCCGTTAACTGTGTGTAAGCTAATATCTCACTACAGAGGATAGCATCACCACGGCGTAACAGCCAATAATAGTTCCATAAATCCTCATAATACACAGGAGGGGATGCCTTATCAAGTAAAGCATCCCTGTGTCCTGTTTTCTGTTCAATATGTTTTAAGTGATCATATAGTTTAGAACCATCTTTTTGGGGGTACGTGAGGTCTATTTTAGCTTCAACAGCATCACGTAACTGCTGTCTTATTTCGCTAAAAAATGGTCACGTTCAAAAACAAATTCAATAATCTGGTCCTTAAACATCGGGCACTCACTAAAGAAATCCATTAACGCTTCAGTGTCCCCATTCTTTACTACATCATCATGCAGAGCAAAGTCTTCCCATGATTTTACACAAGCAACAACAAATTTGGTACCGGCTTCTTCCACTTTATGCGGTTTGACATTTTTAGCATCCAGTATTGCGCTGTACTCACGTTTGGCTTTCGTAGCCTTTGCTGAATCAGCCCCGTATAATGTAAATTTAATGGGTACTTTTTCACCGGGTTCTACTACAAGCCCGTAATCATCAACTAAATAAAACTCAACACCTTCATTCGAAAGTTCTTTCACTGAGAATTTTCCTAAATCTACCATACTATAATCTCCTGATTAATCATTAAGCCGGAATCTTCGGCTGTTTCCTAATTATGATATTAGATAATTCAGTAGAATCATCTAAAGCCTGAAAGTTCATGGTATTTATAATAGCGCCGTCACTGTTAACCGGTGTCTCAGCACTAGTATATTTAATTCTTGGTAACGTAATAACATACCCATTCAACTCGTCATCCTGAAAAGCAATCTCAATAGAAGACTCTGTTTCATTTACAAATTTGTTGTATAAAGTGCTGTTAGAAAAGAATGCCGTCAGGCTACCCGTAACATTAGATTTACCGCTAGTCATCTGAGGACAGGTGTCCTCCATAAGGACAAAATTACGCTCAAATCCATTATCAAGACTAAAATTCAAAGAACTCACTACAGACGTAGCCGTATCATTTTCATTTATGTATCCAGTAAAACTGTCAAATGGTCTGTTGTCGTTCACATCCGTTAAATCAGCATGATATGCGCTGTCCCCATTTTCAGTATCCTGAAACAGGAAAGCAAAACTACCAGTGACCATACCGTTCGGACTGACATCTAATGAGAAACCATTGATAATACCACCGGTATATAACTGATATTCAGGAGTGTCTAAATCACTAAAAACCTTCTCTACAGCAAAGCTGGTGACCGTGGTTCCTTTCTTTACCTCAGTAGCACTTGTCGTAAATTCAATATCATCTCTCGCAGAAGCGGTATCCTCTAATGTCGAAGAAGATACTGTGATTACCGTAGCCGTTAAATCAGTTATCTGCGTAGTCTGATTATTCACCGTTTCATCCGGAGGACCTTCCTCAGTAAAGCCTGCTATAGTAATAACATCCCCGACTCTTAGACCATCTGTTATCCAACTGCCAGTTGCTCTTGTAATCGTCTGCGCCGTTGCATCAACGGTGATGCCATCTATAGCTGAGGTACCGGTTAATGCATAAGGAGCCGCCCAAGCATCATCTAAATCTTCTAATGAAGTGTCGTAATCAGCACACAATGCGGCGGCCATAAAATCATCGAAAGAAGCATAACTAAACTCAAAGTTGATATCCCCGCCCGGCTGTTTGTTACCAAGGCGCATATCGTGAATACCACGATCACCACGCCGTTCATTACTAACAAAGTTATCTCGTGCTAAAACAACTGTGTCTTCAGTGTTTCGTATCTCCGTCATATCAAGCGTTGCCGGAGGAACACCAAAGCTGTCCTCTATAGCATAATATAAATCTCTCTGTGCACCACTGCTAAAAGCCATTTATGCCCCTCCTTATGCTGCATCAGTACGAGTAATAACAATATTACTCTCTGCGGTAGCATCATCCAACGCCTGAAAATTCATTGTACAAATAATAGCACCATCGCTGTTTACCGGAGTTTCTGCGCTAGTATATTTAATCCTAGGAAGATCAATCTCATATTCATTGCCATCTAAATCCTGTAATGTAATAGTAAGAGAAGATTCAGTTTCATTTACAAATTTATTATATTCGTCACTATCTTCAAAGTACAAAGTAATGGTTCCAGTAATATTTGACTTTCCACTCGTTACCTGCGGAGCCTTGTTCTGCATCACAACAAAATTTCTCTCAAATCCATTATCAAGACTGAAGTTGAACGAAGAAACCGTAGCAATAGCTACATCATTTTCTGTAATAGAACCTGTAAAAGTATCAAATGGAGTGTTCGTATTCACATCAACAGGGTCGCCGGTATGGTATGCACTAGTACCATTAGCCGCATCCTGAAACAGGAAAGCAAAACTGCCCGTAACCATTCCATTCGGGCTAATGTCTAAAGAAAATCCATTGACTACTCCACCGGTATAAAACTGATATTCAGGAGTAGCTAAATCACTGAATACTTTTTCTACACAGTAACTATGTATTACAGAACCTTTCTTTAACACATCTGCGTCCCAATCGCTACATAATGCCCCCTCAAGAAAATCATCAAAAGAAGCATAACTAAACTCAAAGTTTATATCACCGGCAGGTTGTTTATTACCTAACCGCATGTCATGAATACCTCTGTCCCCTCGTCTCTCATTGCTGACAAAATTGTCACGCGAAAGACTAATAGTATCTTCAGTATTCCTTATCTCTGTAACAGTGGGGTCTGCACCACCGGTTACAGGTACCCCATAACTATCTTCTTCTGCATAATATAAATCTCTCTGTGCACCACTGCTAAAAGCCATTATGTTCCTCCAACGGTATTATCTATTCATTATCAGTATACGCATACCACCGCACATTTATAGGCACGGTGTACCAACCTTCACCATCATAAGGAGTTGCCTCCCATACACTCTTACATCTTACTGATATATTGTCGTTCGTCAATGTAGTCCCCGGTTTATACAATTCCCTAATCTCAGCAAGAACAGAATTTATTTCAGAACGACCACCACCAACAGGCACTGCAACATCTATCTGAAAAACACCATCTAATCTATATTGTCCCGATACTCCAAGACTAGCTTGAAAAGTCTCACTAAATAACATAAAACATTGTATATGTTTTACCCCCTGCGTAGGAGCATACATATTATTTACATATATCACATCACTGGAATCAATAGTAGAGAGACTAGCCAATGGCGTTTGCATGACAGTTATTGCATCACTCTGTGCTGTATATGTGCTCATCTATTTACCCCATTTATTAAATTGACTATGAAAAATTCTACCAGAATCAGCTAAAGACACCTTAACCATGCCATACGGTGCTTTTTTAGATATTGCTCCACCCGCACCGCCAGTTAATAAAGTGAACGGTGGTTGATACACACTCTCAGGATAATACGGTGGGTCGGGGTCAGTCTCATGCGTTGGTATCGAATCGTACCCACCATTCTCAAGCACTAAAATTTTAGGCTCTCCCTCCTCAGTACTATCAGCATCATTCATTAAAGTAAAACCAGTGCCTATTTCTGCATTATGTATGGGACCCTCAATCGTACCAACAAAAGTCTTTGATATCCCAAAAGCAGTAGGCTTTGAAGGAACATACTCAGAAAAATAAAACTGCTGTGTAGGAATAACAGAGGTGCCCACAGAAGCCTTCCAACTGCTTATCGTATGCCCAGATTTTATCGGTGTTTTAGCAACCACTTCACCAAACAGCTCAACAGTAGTACCCGCTATCGTATTCTTAAAACCATCAAGAATATTAGTAATAGCTTTATCTACCTGTTTACTAAAACTTTCCATAATTACACTCTCGCATATATTCGATATAACACATCCGTACCACCAGGGCTGATTGTCTGTACACGGTATACCGTATAATCTTCACCGCCAACAGTGATTACTTCATTTTTTAACGGCTTTGGTATGTCATTTGTAATAAATATTCTATCACTCTCTTTAACATATCCTTTCGCCTTAAAGTAATCACTAGCATTAACCTCAATACAAGTACCGGAATATGTAGTTGCGGTGGGTTCAGAAACAATAGACCCACTACGATACCACACAAAGGCGTCTGTTGCGGGGTCATATTGTTTCGTATAGCCAGACGTATCAACTCTTGAGTACGATATGGTTAATGTGCTATACCTATTTATAAGTGCAGAAGCCCGCTCTTTTAACGCCGTATAATCCATAATGTTACCCCGTTACTAAACGCACATTCACCATACTGTTTCTATTACTCTGCATTAATCCGCTTGCTTTAAGCAAATTATCAATCTCAACAAACTTTTTGTATGGAGAAGCCCCAGAACTATATGTAATATCAATCGTATCTACCTTTTCACGAATAATTGCTCCGCCCCTATCCATGTCAGCATCCATACTAGTACCATTCATAAGTCTTTGAGCAACAAGACAAACGGCTTCTTTAATAACATCAGGAACACCGGATATTAATTCCTCATCTACATCATAAAGACTGTCTCTTGGAAATTCTAATGCTTGTGAAGCGGAAGACTTTTCCCCAAGAAACACGTATGTCCTATCAATGTATTTGGAGGCTCTGTTTAAATACCGTTCTTTATCTGCATCCCCCTTCCCACTCCACGTGTCGTAGTCCGTCTGAGAAAAGAAAGAGTCTGCATACACATCAGCAAAATCTAAATCAACATAACTCGTTGCTGTAGAAAGCCCTGTTCCATCTTCAACTACAAAAGCCATATCTCACCTCGCGTTTAATCTTCTTCATACCATCTTAATTCTATCACTGCTGTGGTTGCCGTTATTAATCCCCCGCCATGACAATAACTGTGTATTTGCCATCAGTGTAACTACTCACTTGAGCACGAACATATTTTAATTTAGCAACAGCAGTAAGCATTTTAGTAGTATTTGAATCTATTGCATAGGTTTCATATACAGCCCAATTATCGCCATCCAAAGAAGCCTCTAATGTAACTGTAGCCCCCGTAGTAACAGAACTTGATGTAACCTGAAAAGTAACTATATTATACATCTCAACAAGCTTAGCACTACTCGCCCCATCAGCCTCCACCTCATCAAGAAGCACTTCTCGTATAAATTTTGCCATAATATTCTCCATATTAAAAATGGGGGTGATTGCCACCCCCACCGTATTAATCCACTAAACCTTTATCAGTTAATAATTTAGTAACTGATATCAGCACTTTTTCTTTAGGAAAAGAACGAACCTCTTTGGTATCATACCCATGTCTAGATAAAAAGCTTTTAAGCTTCATAATGTTCATTTCCTCATAATTCTTCGGTAACAACTCACCATCAACAATGTAGTTGTTTTCCTGTTGCTCTTCCGTTGCCTCTTCAGCAGATGCTACCGATACAGGAATATGAACAGTAGATTCAATATCATCAAGCTTCTTTTTAATACTAGTATATGCCGCCTGTAGCGCTGTGTGTTTTTCTTTCAGTAATTCGTATCTCTCTCGCCAGTCAACATTTACTGAATTACACATCTCTACAGCAACCATATCACTATTATCAGCTTCAGTATACCCCATTTCATGCAACCTATCAATCACATAGGGGTCTGAAGTATTTAATACACCGTTTGTACCAAAATTACAAAGAACTTTTTTCTTCTTCGCGTCCCATACTTTTCCATTTCCTACAAATACCATGCTTCTTCCTCCGCATATTAAGTTAACCCATCAATACTGTTATCGTATCACCATCATCACCATCAGTCAATGCACGCCCAACACTCAACTTGAGATCGTCTTCTGTGCTGTTCACTTTAGCAGAAACTTCAACGGTATCTTCAACATCACCAATCATCATTTTAGTAATTTTATAACTAGCAGTCCCAAGAGCAACATCAGTGGTACCGTTTAAGGTAGCAAGCAGATTAGTCTCAGAAGCACCCTCAGTAGCCTGATGCACTACAATAAGCTTTTTAGTGCTCGCACCATCAGCAACTACGTTAACCTTGCTACTATAAGCAAAACCGTCAGTTATAGTTTCTATACCTGCACTTAAATCGCCAGCCGATATAGTAACAATCTCAAGCCCACCACTCTTCTCAGAAATCTCTACATCACCAGCACAAGCAGAATCAAGGATAGCACCACAAACCACAGACCAATCAGCATCTGTACTATCAACATCCGTAGTACCATCTAACTCAAATTCCTGAGAAATAAATGCACCACTATCATCAATACCGTATACCGTAAGCGTCTGAGTATCATCATCAGCACTAGAAGAAACAACAGTTATAGTATCATCATCAGGCTGATTCGTAAAATCCGCACCGTCTACAGCCACAATCTCCGTGTCAGCTAGTACACTGTCAATAAAAGCTACCGCTTTACCTGACGCCCCTGCTTTTACTCTCTGTCCTGCAACCACAGGTCCACCTGTAACTACTTCAACAGCTCCATTTTCTACATCAAAAAAGTCACCATCTGCTCTAGCCTTGTCCTGATTTGCACCAATAACACGGACTGAACTAGCACCAGCAACCTCAACCTTTTCTGTAGAGCCATCTATCTCAACAAACCTGTTTACAGGGATAGTCCCATCAGATTCTTTTCTAATTGTCCATTTGTCAAACAATGTTTTGTTCAACGCCGGATTCTTTACCATATAATCTTTAAGCATACGTAACCTCCATAAATGTAGTGGGGCATACGCCCCACGTTCGTTCCATTTATATTATATTAAATTCTGCTCTGAACAAGCTCAGTAATCTTACCATGCATCTTCTCATTAGCATAGTCAATGCCCATATGAGCCAAGAACTGACCCTTGTACCCAGCACCGGTCTTCGCAAGGTCTTCATACAGAAAGAGTCTACAGAAAGAGTCCTGCAACGCCTTCGTTAGTTACAACAGGGTTGAAAACCGGACGGCAAACGTTCATTGCGATAAGTGCAATGGTGTCCGTAGAAGCACCAGACGCCTGAACCATCGGTTCATAAATAACACCAACCTGACCAAAGTCAGTCATAATGGTCTCAACATTAACCCCACCAATAGACCAAGAATCCGGCTGTTTGCCGTAAATCTTAGAAATATTGTATTTCTGTTTTGCCGGAACAAAAAGAATAGGCATCTGCTGAAAAGCCTGTCCACTAGAATTTTCTGCAACATCCTCAAAAAGAGTCTGCATAAGCTCTTCGCTTAACTCAACCGAACCAGCAGCAGTAGCATTGGCAGAACAAGCAGTAATAACACCACGAGTCTTAGAAGACTCCGTGTTGCTCTCAGACTGCTGATACGTACCATTCATAAACGTATAGTTTGCATCACGAGCAATTTTCTGCATGATATAAGCCTTGCGTTCAGCAATAAGCTGTTCCTCACGGCTGAGGTCAGTCGCCCAATACCCCACAGAGCCTACTACAACATCAGTAGCCATACGGCTTGCAGTAGACAGTTTCTTGTAAGAAACATGAACTGCTTCCTGATAAATATTCAGCGCATTACGAGACTGAGAAAGTACCGGAGAAGCCGCATCAGGAGCGGTTAAAGAATCGGTCTCATCAATATCCGGCTGTGCAGGAGCCGCAAAGTCATACTCAGCAGTCATAGCATAATCAAAGTCAGGGACGACGCGCATGTTAGCGCCATTCAGCCCGCCCATAATCGTAAGGAAAGGAGTGCCAGTACCACGACCGGGCACTGCATCTGCTGTCCATAAAAGTCCCTCATAGTTAGGACTGTTCCAATAATCAGTAATACCAGCAATCTGTGCCATAAAAAATCCTCCAAAGTTTATTTACTGTTTTTATTCAGTTTAGAAATCTCTTCAGTAAGGCGGAGTCTTTCTTTAAGGTCTTGTGATTCTTGCAGCTGCTTAATTAATTGGTCACGTTTGCTTAATGTGTTTCCTTTAGAAGGAGCACCTGAAGCACCGCCACCATTATTTTCTTCAGCAAGAATGTACTTTTGGTTATGATCGCTAACAGCCCATTTATCCCAAAATTCTTGACCAGAAACTAACTCGCCTTTATCTGTGCGGTAAAATACGGCATAACCGCCTTCACCATCTTCTGCAACCTCAGCTCTGCTCAGATTAGCTTGTAAAATTAATGGTCTATCCTCTGGATTGACTTTTATCCTATCCAAGTCATCAACAAGACTGTCCTTCTTTAATGTATTAAAATACAAATTCTGAAAAGTCTCTGATGCATTCTTATAAGAATCAACCTCACCCAATGCACCATTGAGTTTTTCTTCCCACGATTTAGCAACTTCAGCCTCGAGCTTCTTTTTTTCAGCCTCATGGCGGGCTTTTATCACATCAATGTCTACACTACCGTCCTTTACGGAATCTTTGAGTGCATTTAATTCTTCAATTGTCTTATTATACTTGTCCGGTAAAGTTTCGTCAATAGAGCCTATTTTCTCTTCATATTCTTTTAAAGTCTTGCTTGTTTCCTCTAATTTTGTGTTTAAAGCAAGCTTTTCCGTCTTCAAAGCATCCCTATTTTTCAAAATGCCTTCATTGGCATTAAAAAAGGATTCAGAGAATGAATCAAAATCTACCTTCTCAGCCCCTTCCGGTAACACACTATTTATAGAATTAAACTTTTCTTTCATCTCCCCTAAAAATTTCTGCACACTTTTTACATCACCTACATCATACGGCATACTAATAACCTCTGGTTTGTTCATACTCAAAACCTACCTACTCCGTAGGAATCGGTTTCATAGCTTTTATTTATTTGCTTCTATCGCTCTCCCCTGCCTGTCTGCTTTCTTTTTTGCGTCCTCTCTCTGCTTACCGTTACCGGGAGTATACGTGTAGCAATGCCCGGTATCACCCCATTTATACCCCGGCTTGCCGTCCTTACTGCATATCATCCTCGGCATCGTCTTCACCTCCCATAATTGTTTGTGCTATAACACTTTTCTCTTCTTTCTCTTTATCTAATTGTTTTTTATACGTTTTGTCAATGTACTTAATCTGCTCCTTTGTAGCCATAGTAGTAGGAGAATATGCCTTGTTTATTAATCTACGCTCTTCTTCGGCGCTTCTTGTAGGCGGTATAATCTCACCTCTCTGCATAGCGCCTATGTATGACTCATAGCTTAATCTGCCTACCTCAACCTCTTTACCAATGGCAATAATTGTATTGGCATCAATAACCGCAGGAGTATAATCCTTATTAATATCAACCATGATATCAGCATCACGATAATTAATACTACGCCAATCACAAATAATACGGATGAGCTTTTCCATAGCTCCACCAACAGTAGTGGCAATGTCTGCTAATATGCCCTGCTCACCGGCACGGTGAATCATGGCGGCTTCACCTGACTCAACCCCATTAACCTCAGTGGCAAGTATTTTAGCTCCTAGAATAGCCATCTGCTGTTCTTTCTTTGTAAGAGCATTTTCTAAACTACCAAGTCCCATACCCTCATATTCCAAATATTTTGCCGTACCGCCGGGAGCAATGATAATACCCTGACTAGAACCAATAGCTACACTCGTAGTATCATCAGGCAACCCGCTAAAAACAGCAGTAGGACTCGCTGTCCAAATAAGCGCCTTTTCATGAATAGCCGTATTTCTAAAATGACTGATATTCACATTCACTAAATCTTCAATGACAGATTTATTAAGCTCCCAAGTAATTCCTTGCGCAGTAACGGGGTAAAAAGGAATATACGTCATATATTTCCCATTCTGCTTTGGATACATCACCTCTTTAACTACATTATACGTTTTTGTAGTTCTGCCAAGACTATTATCCTGCATTTTTTCAGGCTGTACAATAATTTGTCTATAATGCCCGTCATCGTCCAACTCTAATATGCGATATGTAATGACCTGTTGAGGAGATAGACTAGACAAACGCACTAATTCAACCTCACGCAAAACTACTAAAGTAGTCACAATACGGTTATTTATCCGTTTTTCTTCCCAATTGATAATAGTCTCAGCAGGGTATAATGTCGCATATGGCATCATATTTAATCTTTTTGCATCCGCTTTAGATAGTTTATTATTTGGGTCAACATAGGGATGATCTACAAAAACACCCACTCTATTTGTTGCAATAACCTCAACCTCAACCTGCTCAATAAACGTATAAATACTCTCGCCTTTTATAGTAAATTTTGTCGCTATATCTTCAATTTCTTTTGGCAAAACAATATGGGGAAGTTTGCGATTCAACAGACCACGGTAAGCATCCACAGAGCGCCCTGTTGCATTGTACAGAGAAGCATACTCCACAAAAGAGTAGTAATCTGCATTACCCTCCATTGTCCTTGTGTGCCCATTCAATCTCGGTAAATAAGTCTCCCGTTTACCAGACTTCTTTAACTCATCTTCACCCTCAAGTAAATCCCGTATCTTTTGCCATCTATCATAATATTTAGTATACTCAGGATGTAAATAATCAACACCATCAATATACATAATATCTCTAGAGTCTAAAGTATTACCTATAGTTTCATTTGAAAACTGTACCATTACCCTATCCTAGTATTTATTCGGCGTGTTCTCTGAACTGTGTGCTGTACTCGATATCGTATTTCATCAAGTACATGGTCTTCTTGTTTGTCCGCTATGTCTTCTATTTTCCGTTCATGTCGTATTACAGTCGGAATTATTCTCGCCGGTGTCTCACATGTATTAAAAAAGAATAAACATTCCCTATCTACTTTAGGAAATTTTGTAGAATTTTTCAATAGAGTCCTAAGAATGTCCCAACCCCGTACACGTGTCCCCTCTGTCTTGTCTGCTTTTGTAAAAATATCAAACATTTTATACCTGTCAGACCCATAATAACCGCTGTTAAGTTCTTGTATAGTAGAACGATAACTAGAATCATGCTTAGGACTGCTGTTCCATGCCTGTGAATCTCCCGGACCAGGGTATACTTTAGGTATCGTCTTAAATATCTCATTGGTCTCTTCTATGCGTTTTATGCCCTGACCAATCTCATATCCTGTAAGACCAAGCCCCTCATTCTCTGTACCCGTCCAACCATACCACTCCGCTATCCGGAATAATGTTCCTTTCGGGTAGGTAACCTTTTCACCATTGCGTAGTGTCACTTCACTGCCGTCACTCTGCGCCCACCAGCCGACACTGAACGGGTCAGTAGACCCCCAGTCAAATGACCGATCAACATACCACTCGCTTGGTATATCAAACGGTTCTATCATATGTACATGGTAATCCCATACATCATCAAACATACCGCCAGCCACAGCATCCCAATCACCCTCAAGAAGCATACGAGCCACTGCTTCATTGCCGACACCCATAACACGCCCCTCATACTCATCTTTATCTATACTAGGGTTATCCTCTAACCTAGCCGGTATAAATTGCCTGAGCATGCCTCCACGGCTCTTAGGCATCTGTACAATTGTCAATGGCTTTGCTATTTTTACAAATTCTTTCCTATGTGACGCATGACTGATACCTCCGGGGTTTGACCCAAGAAGTATTCTTGGAAAAAAGCTAGTCCCCCATTTATCAGTAAAGCTCTTCGGTGGGGTCCATCCTTTCGGTATACGCACACGAGTACGCAAGTAAGTATATTTACTCCATGTAAAGTGTGTTGACTCATCAATCATCATCACCGCCATCTCAGCGCCCTGATACAAATATTTGTCAGTCTCATGCTGACAATGGCATAAATGAATAATACTGCCGTTTATAAACGTGCCATGGGGGCCATTTCTAAATTGTATTTCATGTTTGGACTCATTTATCTTTACATATTTTCTGTTTACTGCTTCCCCCAATAAATCATAATAACCGCCACTGCCTACCATATGGTTATCATCTAACTCTTTTCTTGTAAGACGAAACAGATATATTTGTATGCCGGGACACTCCATAGCCCATATAATACTCGCCACACGCATAAGAAAGCTGTTATGTGTAGGAACAAGCAATCTACCGGCAAGAAAACAATGACTAGGACTATCAACCTGAATACATTGAGTGGGTTGAGACAGTACCTGTTTTATGCTTGTTATTTTAGTTAATTTCTTACCACGATTAGGGGTAGTCTCTAACGCTTTGTTCTCTATTCTTATCCTGTTTTTTGATTTAAACACAATAAGAGTGGGGTAAAATCGTACACGCCACTTTTGCCCATACAAATTCACAACTCTCGGATACCAATGCGCTTTCTCTCCCAGAGACGCTAACAAGAATGTTATATCCTTTGCCATCTGTTCAGTGTCCGTGTATATCTCCACTTGCCCCACAGACCGCTTATAGGAATACGCATCACTGAATATAGTGCCTCGTACATCAAATATACCCTGTATAAGCTCAAGACGCTGTTCGTAGCTCGCAGTAAAATATATCTCAGGAATATGTTTATCTTCATCAATCCCAAGTTCTTTTATCAGAGCTTTCCAATTCTCCTTATCGTAATATTTACCGTCTTCAAATGTTTGCAGATTAATTCCTGTGCTACTGCACCGTTTAGACAAGTGCATACCTTTCAGGTGTTTAACGTCCCGCATACCATCGCCGTTTACATATGCCCCCAATATATAGGGATGTATCGGTAATTCTTTTTCAGGAAGCTCCAACGCTTCAGCAACAGTAATCGAACTTCTTTTTTTACGATTAAATAACTCTTCTGTTGTACGTACTTTACCTTTAATAACCCATTCATGCGCACCATCAGCAATTATACTGAAATGTTCTTTGTTATCAAAAAATATCTCATATGTGGGTCTGTCAGTAAACACTTCAGATTTTGCTACTACAGAGCAAGGTTTACCTCGTTCATCAAACACACGATCACCCACAGACAGTGTCTCTATGGTTTTCCAACCATCAGGTGTAAATATGGGGGTATCTAAAGCTAACGCTTTACCACCCCCCACAGCGCCCCCATATAATATCTCATTAGCAGGGCTTGTAAGCGCCAATAATTGCTTTGGATGTAAAGAAATATCTAAACCCATAATGTCCTTCTTATTACTTTCCTTTAAACTCGTGTATTTTTACCTGTTTATATTCATCCGGTTCATTCATATTTACGTTCACGACAAAGGAGCTTGGTTTATTCGCATCCTCTTCTTTTGCCAAACCTGCATACTGTGACAATTGTTTCAGTGCCTGATTTCTGTCTGCAAGCACTACCACGACACTCTTAATATCAGGGTTACGCGGATGCATCGTGTTTTTAATATTGTCAATTACGCAAGCGTTATCCCCCAAGCGTTCTTTATATTCTTTCAGATCAAAGTTGTCGGGGTCAAACGGACTGCCGTCCGCAGTAAGAGGCTCACCGTTACCGTTAATAAAATCCAACGGTGAATAAAATGCCCGTCTCCAAAGTGTATCCATTATTTTTGATTCAAGTTTGTATGCTTTGTCTACTAACACAGCCGACACGAACTCTTTTATTGCTTCCTGTATCGGCTCCTTCTCCAAGTACACGGAAGGCTGTCTGCTTCCTCCAAGCACTTTTGCCGCCTTATCAGCATCAAAGCCATTCGTACAATATTCAGCAACAAATAGACGCTGTTTAGGCAACAATGTACTAAACCACACAGAGTTCTGTTCTAGTTTAGTTATTATTTCCTGATAATCCATCAGTATCCCTCTTTACGTGAATCGTAATGCAGTACGTCTACTGTTTTCCCCAAATCTCCTGTCATAATATACGCCCGTGTGTTAAATGAAATAAACTCAGGGTCTTTTTTTGCGAATACCAACTCCAAGAGTGAGTACGGCACATCCTCACTACCACTAAATACGGTATCTCCCAATTCATCACAGCGATTGGTAAAGGTGTACTCCTCTACTGCATCGTATGTCTTCTCTTTGTAAATTCCATTCACATTACCTGTCACTTTTACTATCATGTTTCTCTCCTATACGTTGTATTATATAAATATTTACAACTATGTCAATATAGTGTAATAATTTATTGTATCCAATCCTTTTTCCTTGTCCCACAGGAACGCCATTGCCTGTTTAAGGCTGGAAAAACCCATCTCTGTCTCCCACACACTTTTGCTTGCCAAGCTGGGAACACTGCGTATAACGCAGTTACCGGCGCTTTCTATCATTCTCTCCTGATGGATATGCCCCACATGAAACTCAATAAAATGGATATCCTTCAGTGCATCCCGCTGTTCACTATGGAACACGGTGGGCAACCGCTTATAATCCTTCTGTCCATGGGAAAATCCCAGCAATGTTTTTCCGTACACCACATATTTTCTCGGCGTATGCGCATTATCTATGGTTGTGTCCTCATCCTTTCTATACCATGCCTGTAAGGCTGTGCCAAGGTAGAAGTCTCGTTCATTATCATGGTTGCCCTGTACGATAACCACCTGCACCGGTGCTTTTTCCCGCCACAAGTCCACCGCCTCCACGCAAGCCCGCAATCCCATCTCAAAGGACACCTGATAGCTCGACTGTTCTCTCTGCGGTGTGCCGTGGGTTGTTGTCCCTCTCCCGTTATCCACATTAAAAAAGTCATTCCCTATACTGATGATCACTTTATCTATAGCGGTATCTTCATATCTTGCAAAGAAATACTGATGTGCATCCAACCATCTGTCGTATGCCGTCTGCAAGGTATACGGCTCTCCTTCTGTCTCCACGAATCTCCCCATATGGAGGTCAGGGATAGCTATCTCAAGCATTTTATTCCCTATGGGGCGCATTTTTTTCTTATTCCCCACGGGGTATGTATAGGTATCGAGCACCTGTTTAACGGACTGCGCCGCGCTTTCCGGTGAGAGTCCTTTTCTGCGTGTCCACTCCACTCTAAACTGCCACATCGGGTCTTTGGACGACCCCCACTGGTTTGTCCGTATTTTATCGGCTTTCCACACCCCCACATCTATGTCGCAATATTCTGCCAACTGCTCCACGTTTGTAAATTTTGCAGGGCTGAGCACGGTCTGCGTAATTTTATCTTTCTGGACGACCTGATCAGTCACCCGTGCTTCTTTCTGCTCCATCCGCTTTTTATACTCTCTCGCGTATCGTTTTACGGTCTCTTTTTTGACCTGCAAGGTCTTCTCCGTCTCCTCATATCCATGCTTCTCTGCATATTCTATCACCAGCCTCAATCTCTCCGTTGGTATATTCTGTATCATATTTTTCTCCATTGTATCAGCTTCACCGCCTTTTTTGCGCTATACTGCACCGGCTCGCCGTTCTTCAGGTACATAAAGTACGTCTCTGCCACCGGCCACTCAAGGTGGTGTATAATAAACGGCGTCTGAAGCATCTGCCTCCCAAAATAGGAAGCCAAGCACACCCACGTCAAAAAATCCAATGGAATATCAGGATGGCTCTCATACTGCCGTATCACGGCCACCGGCAGACTGCAATATGCCGAGACCTCTTCCAAACTCGCCCGCTTCACATCTCTTGTCATGAACCGTTCCTTCCTTTATATTGCGTGAACCCCGGAGACTTGTACAGCGTATTTGTCCCCCCGCTCACTTTTTTCCTAAGCACGTTTCCGCACTCACACCGGTACTCCTTATCCTCATCCATCTGATGAAATATCTCCACCACCTTCCCGCATTTATCACATATATAATCATAAGTCGGCATAATACATTCTCCTTTTGCCCCTCCGGCTTGATCAATATACCATCAACTAAAATAAAACACAAGAGACCGCCCTCAGTAATACCCATATTTTTAAATTTTCCAAAAATATTTTTTGTACTAGGGAATTTTCTGCATTTAAAGCCCCTAGAATGCAGATTGACTATACGCCATTATACCCTGTAAAACCTTGGTTTTTATAAAATTTTGGTCCTGTTCCTTCAACATAACTGTACCACAAATATAGGGAGGGGGTCTAGAGAGCACTCTCATAAACGCCAGTACGCCTCACTTTACCCCATTATTGGTAAGAAGTACCACTTTGCCTATAATATGGCGTGGTGGGCGTTCTCGTGGCTCTCAGAGTAATCTACAACAGTAGTCTTTACCCACTATGCCTCTTTTCAAATTTTATATAAAGATGGTTATAGGAGTTTTATATAGAGAGGATAGGAATATTATACAGAGAGGGCTATAGGAGGTTATTTTTATAGGAAAATTTGACAGGGGTGGGATAGACATAGGGGGGTGCCGTAGGCAACGTTTTAATCCCCCGGGGGTGTCTTAGCACCTTAGTACACTAAATCACTATATACCACTGTGCTATTGACCATTACCGTTACCCGTTACCTGTTACCTGCTGATTATTGCAGCTCAAAAAACCACTATACAGTTATACAGTAAACGATTGTTAAGCAAATACCAGTACAGTACACAATTGTATAGTAGTACACAAAAGTTTTTTATTTTTTTATCTGATATGCTATTGTTGAAGTTATATATCGTATTGTTTTATGATACACTCTTAGATAGTAAGGAGGACGATATGTTTAAAGAAGAGACCATGAGCGAGGGCGCCTGGAAGGCCCTTGCTGAAAAAGAGCGGTTAGA